TTTTCCTTTTATTTTTATATTTAATTTAATTATATTGTTGGTAAGCTTCGTAATATCTACGCATAGTTTTATACAATGCAGGTTTTGTTAATGATTTAATATCAATGATAGTAACAACATCTTCATTGTTACAACCACTACAACCTATTTGAATTGTTCCATCATCTATATAGTAATAAACTCTTAAGTCACCAGCAAAAGGTACTAACTTAACAAATCTATCACGAAGATTTATAGTATAAGCAGATGGTATTTTAGGCTCAACTGCTTTAAATAATGCAGCTTTAGTTTTAAGTACATTAAGTATGTCTACTTTATGTGTATTACAAAATTGTTCAAGTAGTTCAACTGCATAAATAATTTCCATAGTATTAGGTACACTACGGCTAAATTTTATACCTGAAATACTAAACAGAGGTTGCCCACATGGACCAACTATCTGTAAATTATTACTATTATCTATCCGTGTGTGATAATCTGCAAGCATTGATGCTTCTAGAACTTGTTCACACTTCTTTCTTAAAATTAAGCTCATAATATTCTCTTAAAGTTTGATTGGTTTTACTGTAATTTTACAGTCGTTAAGTTGTTTATGCCAAGGTGCAGATTTAACTGCTTTAGCCCAAGCTACCCATTCACCGAAATGTTTTTTACAGATAAATATATTTGGGTAATGACTTACATGTTTACCTGGCAATTTAATATCTAAAGATAATGCTTTTTTAAGTAAATGTGAATGTATTGCTACAAACTGATCCTGCTCATTATCAGAACGTTTTACATTGATAGTAAATAATAGATTGTCATGTGATAATTCACTGATTATTAAATCCCAATCTATAGCTACAACAGATGCAGTTTTAAATTCCCAATTAGTATTATTTTTTGTCATATTTTTATCTTCTGTTGTTAAAATAGTTAAATTGTAAATAGACCAATCAGTACAATAAGGATGGTCTGATTTTACTTGTATAGAGTTTAATCGTACTTTATTATCCACAATAAAACCTATGCAATTAAGAGAAGAACTTTGTACTTTATCTCCTATTTTACCAAACATACCATCAATTACTGTTGCCATTGTTTTATTACCTTTATTAATTTAGTTAAATATTTGTGGACTACTTTATGTAATCCACGATTGAAGAATCTTCTCCAGGCTAAACCTCGGAAGAATGATATTGCTGTAAAGATTAATACTACTTGTAACGGTGTAAATCTGAAAACATCTGGAAAGATAAAATATTTATATACTATCCATGAAAATAATATACCAGTTGCCATATCAGCTATACGTTCAATTACTGACTCCCATCTTGATTGATTCATGAATGGTGGCGTATACAAGCTTTAATAGTTTTAAATACTAAATCTCTACCTCTAATATGTAGATCAATTCCCATATTACGTGCTGTACGTAGAAAGGCATTACCTTTACCACGTATCAGCATGTGACCTGCACACTGTAATGAGGTATCTTTATGACATACAAAAGATTCTTGATTAAGTATTTCAGTGATACGAACTTTACCTAACCAACCTTTAAGACTGTCTTTACGGAATGGGCAATCTTTACAAGGTTTTTTAAGATGTGGTAGTTTTATCTGCTCTGGCATGTGCTTGCTCGTTTGAGTAGTTATGACCTTTATAACGTTTACCTAATTTGGCTACGTTATGGCGTAATGTTTCTTCGTGAATAATACCAAAATGTTGTCGTATGCTTTCCAGATATAATTCAATATCACGTAAAGCGTTTACAACATTGGCTTGATTAATTTCTTTGTTATATGCTGCTGCTTTTTTAGTAGCATCTAATAACTGACTTGCAGCTACAGTTAAGCGTACATAATCAAATATAACACCATCCATTGATTTACCATATTGGCTAAATGTCATGTGAGTATAATTAATAGTATCTTCACGGCTTAAATTAACACCTTGGCGATAACCTTCAAGGTAAAATTCTATATCACCAAGTTCTTCGATCATGTTTTCTTCATCAACATCATCAATTTTATCTTCATCAACTATTGCTTCACCAACCTCTCCGACTTCACCGGATATACCTGTTGCCATGTGCCATAAATGCACAGTTGCAGGTGAGAGTTCATTAATAATAGCTTCACCAGATTTAGCCAGTTGAGCTACCATTTCATTGTGTTTAATTATTGGTTCATTCATGTTTATCAGTCCAAGAGTTGTCGTTAACATTATTCCAATAATCATCTTTGTAAGGATCTTCTCCTTTTTTCTTATTGGATTTTTCTATACTTAAATAAATTATTATAAGTGATACACCACCACCTATTAAGAATGCTGTTGATAGTACAGTTGCTACAGTTAATAGAGCCATTACTAATAAGCCTACTGCTGTTGCACCTATACCTAGTAACCAGATTTTCCAGGTACTCATTTCTGTTCTTCTAAGTATATGTTAAACATTTTTTTATAAATGTCCTTCATAGTATCCCAAGGTATCATATGAGTATCTATATAATCAATTTCACCTGCACATACTTCACATTCAGGTTGAGGTTCACCGTAATAACATGCACTACATGATTTCTCTATATTCATAGAAAATTCACCAATACATTCTGCTTTCATACGATTGGATATTATTACTGGTTTATCGCTCATGGGTATCGTATCCTGCAGTAATGAGCAATCATTAATGCGTCACTGCGTCCATCTATAAGTCCACCTTTAGAACCATAAATTTCAGCGTTAGGGAATAAGCGTATTGCTACTGCTTCAGTTATTTTTTTCTTCTTAGCAGGTGGTGTTTTAGGCGGTATAACTACACCTACTTCCTTCTGCCATGTTTTGGGAGGAACAGTATCGTATCCAAGTCTGGTACACGCTAATACTGTTCTGATTGTGCACACATTACATCCAAAATTCCATGCTGATGTAAGACCACCTAATTGCATTGGTCCTACTTTTTCAAGCATGATTTTAAGTTCATGAGAATGTGAAATATTCTTGATGCTATCCATAAGGTTAGCCGGTTGTTCATTTATGTCTACGAATATTATTTTATCGTTTGGTAAGAGTAAACAGATTGAACCTGATTTACCTGGGTCGATACCGATGTACGCTTTTGACATTTATAATCCTAATAAAAATAGGGGTACATAATGTACCCCTATAAATAACAATCTACTAACTTTTAACCAAACAAGTTAGTTTTAGCTTCTTCGGCTGCGGGAGCTGCTGCTGTTGCATTGACAGCACCAGTTGCACCTGCAGTTGCCGTTGCACCTTTAGCGCGATTGCGAACTACACCAGCGTTCTTCTCAGTCCATTGATGAATGAATACGCCTTCTTCAACACCAGCTTTAGCTTCTACTACCGTTAGGCTTTTAGCGTGTGAGAAAAATTTGTCAATTTCATTTTCTTCACGAGTTTCGCCAGTAGTAACATACTTAGGATTAGTATCTGGGTGAACTGGAAGATCCGCATTGAAGTTTTCATTCTTAACAGATTTATCGACAATCTGTTTGAATACTGCAACACGAATTTTCTTCTTAAGCATAGCTGTTACTACCATTTTCTTAGTAGGTAGTTCTTTTTTAGCTACAAAATCAAAAACATTAATTGTTTTTTCTTCAGCAACTTGCTGTGCCATTGGAATGTTACATGTCATCAATGAAAGATCATCTGCTAATGTAAAACCTGGCAGATATTCTTTGTTGTTGTTACGATCAAGGTAGAAGTTTTTGTTACCTTTAGCATCACCACTAGTCATCCAAAGTGTTTGACGTAATGTTTTGCCTGGAGCAGTCAATGTTAATACTAAAGACATTGCACCACCATCTGAATAATCGATATAAGCCATGTCAATGTCCATTTCATGAACATCAGTGTCCACTACAAATGAACCACCGCTTAATTTATCGGTCGCTTCTGCTACGTCATCTGACGTTTTTAAATTTTCAAACATAATTGTATACTCTTGTTAAAATTAATAGATTGTCTGTTTTTTGTTCCTATCATAAACTTATATGAAACCAAAGAAAGGTAGCATATAAATTATTCGTTATAGTATTCATGCAGACGTTTGAATACCATTTTTAAATCGTTGTTAATATACTTTTCATTATCAGCCCACATACCCATAGGGGAACGTGTCTTCTCACCAATAGTGTCACTATCGATTTGTGTAGCGAATACATATTTGAAACCATTAGCTCTATCTCTATCTGTGATAGTTAATAATGGACCTTCAAACTTTTCTACTTTAGCTATTGGTAAACGTTTAGCTGATAGTATGATTGAAAAGTCTGCTTCAATACCAATCTTACCAACTGCACCTTTAATAGGTGATTTGGTTTCAAGTACCATTTCTTTTTCATTAAGCTTATCTGCTTCATGAGTAAATATTACATAGTTCTTTGTACCAGACTTAATCTTAAGAATTAAGTTTCTATAGAATGCTCCATAGTTACCCCAAGCTTTCTGTGTATCAACTGCTGTCTGGATGTGTTGAGTTTCAAACTGAGCCATTAAGTGAGTAATTGTATCTACACATGCTGTATGGATTGCAGGGATAGTTTCTATCTCCGTGATACCACCTAACAATTGACCTGGAGATGTAATACTTACAGCTCGCATTTTATGTTTGAAGGGTATCTCTTTTAAATCTGTATTGAAATATGCAATATTTTCAGGTTGAGGCATATTCATCAACGAAGTTGATTTACCTGAAGTTGCTGTACCAGTAACTAGTATTACGAATTTATTTCCTACACTTAAATCTGACATTTACATTGACTCCAATTTTCTTGCTAATGATATTAGTACGGTATTTTGTAGCTCAGAGAAGGAAAGCCCTTTAGGTAATTGTTTATTCAAAGCAACTACCTTCTCTTTAATTTGATCAAAACTAAATCCAGCATCAACTAATACATAACCAAATCTTATTAAGTTATTGGATCTGTTTCCTTCACCAGTATTGGCTAAGAACCAGCGTTCAAGATTACTTAAACTAGTATGGTCATTTATAAAGTTATTATGCTCAATAGCTTTAGTTGTTTTAGGTATGAACAATGTTGCATCTACTAACTGTCCTTCATTGTATTCACATAGACCTTTGTTAGTAACCCATTTACGGGCTATATCTTTAGTCTGTGTATCACATACGAAAGGTAGCCACTTAAATACATTCTCCATAAATGTACTGTACTCAGTAGGAGTCAGATTAATTACATGGGTCATAGGTAATACCACTCTGAAACGATTAGCATGTTCAGTGTGACGTTTAGTTGTTGCTATCATGAATGTGTATTCATCAAGTAAAAACTTGACAGTATCCATAGATACACCTTCGTCTATATCCAAAATTATCATATTAAATCCCGGTATAGCATTATCACCTGTACGGTAATTAGATTCAAAATGATGTGCACAGTAATGATAGCCTGGTGTAGTAACCAGTTTATGTAAATCTTTCCAAGGTGCTCTCTCAGGTTTGAAACCTGTAGTCATATTTCCACTATAGGACAGTACCATTTCATCTAAAGAAGTTTCTTCTAATGACTCACCCGTATAAAATTCAATACCACTCTCTATGCTCGTTTTAATAATGATATTATTTTTATAGCCATAAGCTACAGCTAAATTCATTACATCACGACGAGCATTTTCACTTTTAGGATACCAAGGTAAATCTTCAAGCAAATCAACTGATGTAACCTCTGAACCTATACTTGCCAGATAACGAGCTAAACGCTCATAGTTACGTGGACGAGTCATGATACGTTGAAAAGCTTCACCTGAATCTTCAACTAACTGTATTGCAGAATTGAGATGTTTGAGTGTTATCTTTTTAGACTTATCTACAAAGGCATATCCACCAGCTAACTTGACAGCTTTATAATAACGATGTGCTAGTTCAGCTTTAGCTACGTCCTGATGATCTTTAAGTAATAGAGCATCACACTCACAATCAATATGATATTGAATTAATCGTATAGCTACTGGCTTATCTAAAGTCAGTGTTTGATTGAACTTGGTTATGTTAGCTAAATCTTTAAAGTATTCACTGAATTCATGTAGTGCATCATCAGTGTTACTAGTTAAACCACGTTCATACTGTTCTTCTGCAGTAAGTTCTGACTGCTTAACAATATTTTCGTTGTAACCAAATATTAATCTACGTGCGAAACCTGTTTGAAGTAATTCAAATGCAGCTTCTTCTACTTTACTACCATCGAATAACTTTGTTGGTGTACCGAACCACATCATATTAGCTGGAGTTCTACCATCGATTTCTTCATTACGAATACTATCTTTAGTATTTTTAATCAGTTTAATCTTTGTCTTACCGACATCATATAATTCAAGGAATACATCGATGACATCTGCATTGGCACTTAAGTTTGATCCAATTTCATCAACTTCAAAGTTGATTGAACCTGCATTAGCCATAAGTAACATATGGCGCATCTGTTTAACAGCAGGTGATGTACCACTATCGAAACTAAATGCTAGTACACCTAGTGAATTAAATTCTGATTGTAATATAGTTAATGCGTCCTCTGGACTCATATCGTATTTAACAGATTTAACACAAGCTAATTTATTTAAGCTTATATCTGCTACTTTAGGGAAGGTATTATTTAGAAACTCTAATTTGAACTTCTGTATAATTTCTTCTTCACAGATATTCATTGAATAAGTTTTACCTAAACCACTTGCACCTAAGTTAAGTGCATACATACTTACAGGTATAGTACCCCTGTCTGGTATGAGAATATTGGTATGCATCATAGATGCAACTTTTGCCATATGATAAGCAACTATCAATCTGAAAAAGTGTCGATCTTCTGTTTGTGTTTTACGTACCAGAATATCTACTATTTCTTCTGATTTATCAAAATACTTATTCGCCATTATTTTTTAAACTCCGCATATAAAATTCCAGTTCAGCTAATTTGTTCCAAGCTTCACAAGCCAAATGAAGGACTTGTTTATCTGGTTCTATGTTGTACTGTTTAGCGAGTTCAGTTAATTCTTCATCACCTTCACCGTCCATTGCTTTCTTTAAGAAATGTCGCATACTGGCATCAGCGTAACGCTTCTCACCATCTGGTACTTCTAAGAAACCGAACTCAGTATATTTAAGTGAACCTAATGTACCAACTTTAGCTACTTCCCAGAATGCATGAGAGAATCCTGATAATACCATTGCAGGTTTAACTTTACCTGCGTCTAACTTAGCACCTGGAGCGTGTTGGTCTATTCCATTTGGATCAGCTTCACTTTTAGGTAAACTTATTTTAAATTCATCAGATGTTTCTAACAGAGTAAATGTTTCAGTTATATGTTCATCCTTTATATCTACTTTACCTTTAACTATTTCAGCTTCATTATCTTCCATACAATGTGGGAATCTACACATACGTACATCATTGTGACATTTACGAGTGTATCTATCACAATCTTTAATTTTACCTGTAGCCATTTTAATTTCTCTCTATAGTGATTTAAGTAAGCCAGCACCAATTAATAATTGAGCTTGTGTACAAATATCTATACAAGGACAATAATTACAGCGTTTAACTTCACCTGGAAACTCTATGACTTCACCAGTATTACCGTCAGCATCTTTACGAGCATAAGCACCAGCCATATCATCAGGGAAATTAGCAGTAGAGCGTTTAGCACCTGGCTTCTTATAATATTTCCATGTAGTAGGCTTCTGCCATAATTCTTCTGGTGTACATTCAGGTAAGTGAACCTGTTCCATGTCTTTATACAGATCTAAGTCAGCAAGAATTTGAGTAATCATTGCTTCAGTAGCTTCTATCGACATTAACGGATAGCGTTTAGATTCTACTCGTTGATCAGGATAGTTAGCATCTTGTTTAGCTTTCTGACTAGACCAATCTGTAAATAGATATTCTATCTTCATATTGCTGTCAGTTATTTTATCTGGATTAAGCCACTTATAAATTGAACCTTGTTTAGTGTATTGTGCGCCATTAGAATTAAATATAATGGCGTACACACTGGTAGATTTATAATCGTGTAACGTACCGTCAAGTATTAAGTCATACTTACCAGATACTTTCCATTTACCAATTTGTTTAACTACACGATTCTCCATGTAGATAGCTATGGTATCTGGTTTTAAATCTTCATCTTTAGGATTGATTAATAAACGTGGTTTAAGGCTACCCATACCCAGAGTATCAAATGCATCAAATACATTTTCTTCATCTGACCAGGCTGCTTCTAATGAATCATGAATTGCTGTACCAAGTTTACTAGCAACTAAGTCTTTAATATCGACTTCTTTTAGTGCCTCTTTATTTTGCATCTTTAACACTAAAGCTCGCATTGGTTGGAGCAGTGTAGTTGCACTAATTACTGTTGGGTCATCATTGTAATCGTAGTCATCTTTAAGTAACCAGACTGACATTGGTAATGATATGTTTGAGTTATTCGTTAGTTTACGGGGCATAAGTTCTCCAGTATTTCTGATATGTCATTAAGGGATGCATTGTTCGGTACAGCATTGGCTTCTGCCCAAGAAGGGTAGAATATTTCCAATTCTGCACACATAGGTACATCATTACTTTTTATCTTTGGATCATCATTCCACTCCATTGCTTTAATGAGGTGGTCATTCACCCATTTTACCACTTCTGGGGTGTTTCTGACGATTAAATATATGGCATCATGAATAGTATTTGCTATAAATATATCTAATTGATATGGAGATGATTCTAAGTCTCTCTCAAAGGCTGTAATTGCGCGTGTGGTCAATTGACCCCATGATTGAGTAACTGCGTTGTTTGCACTGCGACCTTCAGCATCGGCTTCATATGGAGTTTTAGAGCTACCTACAATAGTCTTTGCTAATATAGGTGTTCGTATTCTTAATCCAAATGCTAAATCGATATATCCATGTCTTGAAGCAAATTCCACAATATCCTCTGAGAACGCATCAGACTCTCTGTACAGCTCGTGATAATTAGCCTCAATCATCATTGCTTCTTCCTTAGATATGCCCAGGTTCTTGACTAGGGTGTGCCATGTACCTAAATATGTCAGTGCAAAGGTGGGAGCTTTAGATTTTTGTCTTAAATGAGGGTACTTGTCAATAATTGAATTAATACTTTCCACTGTAAGACCATCAATATCAGGCATGTCATCACTAAAGTAAGCGTGAGCACGTAGGCAATGACCATCATATCCATCAGTGTATACTTTGATTTTGTTAGTATCTTGGGTAAGAATTGCATTAATTCTATCTTCTAGTGAGCTAAAGTCTGCTCCAACCATTAACCAACCGTCAGGAGCTACAAAACAACGTTTAACCAACTTAGCATAAATAGTGCCAGTACTGGGTATGTTTTGCATGTTAGGGTCACTGCTGGCTAATCTGCCAGCCTGAGTTGTGAGTTTTAACATACCGTTGAGCCAGTATGTACCATCCCAATCGTGATCACCTTTACGTAAGAATGCTAGTTCTTGAAATTTTAATATGAAATTCGTTAGTATTGTCTCTACTTGAGCCAACTCAATAAGATTCTCTACTAATTTAATAGCTTTAGTATCAGCTTCATCAATATGATTGATTAGCTTCTTCAGTGTCTTAGCACCGGTAGCAGGTTTCTTCTTTTTAGTTAGATCGATTACAGGTAATCCGAGTACTTCATATAGTAATACTGTCAGTTGTGTTCCACTGCCAGGATTAAACTTTAAATGATTAAATTCAGCTATACCTTTAATCTTAGTTTTCAACTTAGCATTAGCTATATCACAAGCTTTTCTTTGTAAGAGATATTCAGCATGTGTTACTGATGAACTACCCAATATAATAGCATTACTTTTACTAGCTATAGATGATAGTTCACTTCTAGCTTCTTCCACTCTACTCATGTCCATTGGTAAACCAATTAACATCATCTTAATTAAAATATTAAGAGTAGGTTGTGCATGTTTTTTATAAAATTCCATCTGATTATCTCTGATAACGATGGGGGTATATTTATTCTTCACATACCAAGTAGCTAATCCATCAATTAAATTATAATCGAGTAATTCTCCACGAGGTATTAGTGTGATGTCTTCTATATCTTCCTGAGCGTAGTCACCAGTAAATTCATGTGCAGCAGCTTTTAATCCCAGTGGTGTTTCACCTGTGCTGTTAGTTGCTAAGTAAAGCAGTAACATACTATCTTGAGTCTGGTGCTTAAATACTTTAAGACCATGTATCATGCCTGGAAAATCTACACTGTCTTTCATGAATAGTGTGTATATTAATATCTTGGCATCATAACCTGCACCGTGATATGTAATCTCACCTGTGTAAGTCTCAAAGAATTTTTTTAATATGGTTTTAGCTTCTAATTCATATACATCTGTGTATGCTACATCGAATACGATACCGTTATGCTGATCCCAACAGAAGGTAATTGTTGCTACATTTGATGTATTGAATCTTAGAGAGAATGCTTCAATATCACATGTGAGTTCTGGATAAGCATGTAGCTTATTCATCTCAGTGGCTATTTCTGCTGGAGTGAAGGGTATTACTTTGCTGTGTACTATGTCAGTACCAGGATCGACATGTTTGCCTTTGATATGAGCAACCAGAGTGTCTATTGATATGTCTAAAGCTTCAAATAAATTATCGTTATAAAACATTGCAGCATAATTAATAGAATGTATTACGCTTATATGTTCATAATCTTTTAACTTAAAGTCCATA